CGCTATTTGCATCCAGGGGTGAACGAGTTGCGTGCAGTCGCGGCAGGTACCGCGTTCGTGTCAAAAGACGCCCGTTTTCGGGTGAGTGTTGCCGCGTAACCTTCCGGGCACGCAAAAAACGGCCCCGGCCCACAACCCGTGAAGGGTGGTGAGGCCGGGGCCATTTTGCTTTCAGTTAACTATTGGCAGCTGTCGCACTGCGTCAGGTCTGCCGGATCGATAGGGCACGTGTATTCGCCCACCTTGTCGCCGCTCACTCGGATACCTGCGCACGGTTGGGGATGACCAACACGGACACGGCAGCGGCCAACGCGATGACGGCTTGAATCCACGGTGCATACGCTTCCGGGATCAAACCGGCAAACGACACAGCAACCGCACCCAGTAGGGCGGCAACAAACTTTGCATACTCTTGAATCATCGGATGCCTTTCTAAGCAGCAGGGAACAGTGTGCGAATGGACAGGATGAGCGCACCGATTGCGGCGAACCCGGTGACCAGTTGCGGCCACGTCATGCGCGGGACGGCGTGAGCTTTCAACACGGCCAGCAGTTCCCCGTGTTCCTCAATGCGTGTGCGTAGTGCGGCAATGTCAGCCGACGTGGACGCGTTGATGGATGCTTGACGTGAATTGCCGGCCTCCACACTTGCGTGTAGTGATTTCACTTCCCCTTGGATTTGACCGAGTAGGTAAATGATTTGGTCTTGCGGTTTCATCGTCGCCGTAATGTCTGTGCTCACGTCGGCCCCCCTCCGGGACTTGGAGGGTTACTTATTTAATCGAAAGTCGCTGGCCCGCAAAAATCTTGTTCGCATCGCGACCAATGACGCCACGGTTGTCAGCAAAAATGCGTTGCCAAGTGGTGCCATATTTGGTTGCAATTTTGCTCAAGCTTTCACCACGAGCAACAACATGCACGCGCTGAACCGGAGCCGGAGCAGGAGCAGGAGCAGGAGCGGGTGCAGGACCAGAAACAACCAACGCTTGCCCAGCAAAAATGCGGTTTGGGTTCCCGCCAATAACAGCACGGTTAGCCGCATACAACGCCTGCCAAGTAGTGCCGTACTTCCCAGCAATACCGCTCAGGCTTTCGCCGCGAGCGACAACATGCACACGCCCACCAGGTGCCGGAGCAGGCGGAGGAGTCACCGGGACAGGTCGCGTGTGCGCGTAGGGAATTGGATCAACAGGTGTGCCGTTGACAATGATCTCCAAGTGCAGGTGCGGGCCGGTGGATGCGCCGGTCGAGCCGACATTGCCCACCGTCGTACTGTGATCAACGCCCTGGCCGACAGCCAACGGGGACGCGGCAACCATGTGCGCGTACATGGCACGCGAGCCATCAAAGTTGCGTACACGCACCCAATGGCCGTAACCGCTGCGCTTGTCCAAGTTGACACCTTTGGATTCCACCGTACCTGGCGCGACAGCTTTGATTGCTACGCCGGAATCCTGACCAAAGTCAGCGCCCGCGTGCAAGCGCCGCGCACCTGTAACAGGGTTCACACGCACACCAAACGGCGACGTAACACGCCAAGTCGGAAGAATAAAACCGCTCATGCTGGCACCTCCTCAGTTGTGATTTCGCCCTCAGTCACTTCGCCGAGGTCTGTGGGTGTTTCTTCTTCGCTTTCATATTCGTACTCTTCGGCCTCAACTACTGGCTCGTCAATGTCGCCCATTAGTGCCCCTTTCGATTGTTGTTTGGCATTTGCGCAGTATCTTCGCAAGTGTGCAACCTACGCAGGGCCAATATCTTCAGCGAGAATAAATGAAGGGCTCTCTGGTGAAGCAAGGTTTGACACGGTGCCGCCGCCGCCGGGCTGAAGGCTCAACCGGTAGGTGTAAGTGCCAGCGGCGGGCGTCAAAATGGTAGACGCCACAAGACCAATTTGAAGGTTCGTTTCGCCGGGGCGACTAATTCGTGACATAAGTTGATTGGCGCCCTGACGTATCCTTAGGTTGCCGTGAGTGCCAATCGTGCTCACGAAAATATTTACCGACGCGCTAACTTGTATGCGCCGCCCGGCCCCCACAACCAGGGTTACACTCAGGCCGGTCAGGTCTGCCTCGCCCGTCAAGCCGTTTTGATTGGCGATAGCTTGTGCATATGCTGGCGCGTTGGAAAACCAGTTTGAGGCCGACCGCTGCGACTCGTAGCTCGTGCTCGTGTCCAACGCGCGCACACCCGCCACACGGTACGCGGCACCCGCTTTCGCATACGCCGTATCACGCGCGCCAGTAGTAGCAAAAGTTGCCGTAGTGACTTGCCGCCACACCGTGCCAGTCCACGACATATACACTGCGCCCTCAACAACGAACGCTTGCTCACCCACAAACCGCACACCGACAGGCAACAACGCCAACGCGGTGAAGTCAGCAACCACAACACTCGTCCGTTGCACGCCCTGCACGTTGCGCAAATCAAACACAGCCACCGCAGTGTCTGTTGACCGAACCCACGCCCACGCCAAATGCTGATCCACCAAAACGCCCGTGTTGTCGTTGAACGCGGGGAACCCTGCCGGTGTTGTCGTCGGAATGGTTGTCGTTGTTGTCGTGTGCGGGATCGTTGCCACCGTCACAGTGTTGGACGCCCAGTTGATACGCCGCACCACAAGATGCCACTGTCCATTCACCGGGGTGGGTAGGGCTGCAAGAATCGCCACGCCTGAATCGGAGACAACACCCGCCGCATACGCAACACCGGGCGCGACAGACACTTGACGACCCGTGCCCTGCGTCACATTCCACGCCGCCGCAGTCTCCACAGAATCGCGCACACCAACACCACGCATGATGCGAGAAAAGTCGCGCTCCGTCACCGTTCCATCAAAACCCGAATTGATCAAAGACATTTGCGCCCCTTACTTGTCAGTCGAAAGTCGCCGCTGAGCGCGAGACAACCGGTTTATAGCATCAGCAAAAATGGTGTCCGGATCGTCAGCACGACCACCAACACGCGGACGCACGGTGACACCCGCCGAAACACTTTCCGACAGCTCGCACTCGGTAATGCGGTCAGTGAAATTCACGCCGTTCGATTGGGCGGTAATAATGTCACCCTCACGGTAACCACCCGGCCCATAGAAAAACGTTTCCGTTTCCGAAAGTGTTAGCGACAAGCTGGCCTTCGGCGCACCCTCCGCCAAACCCTTATTGGCTGCATTGGTCAGGTAGGCCGCGGCCTCATTCTGGAACGCTACCGAGCTGGCCCCGGGTACGAAAAAGCCCTCCGGTATTTCTGATGTCTCCGGGGTGCCGTCAGGCCACCGCATGATGTTGTTCGTGGAGTCCCTGAACACCTCCACAATGTCGCCGTATTCAACCTCAACCGGTACAGCGGTGACTCCCCAAAAAAGGCGGTTCAGCACCTCCCCCTGCCCGCCGACGACAACCCGCGTCGTCGTCGGATTCTGCTTGGCCCACTTGCCGTCCTGGATGATGCCCGACTGCACAGTCAGAATTTGAGGGTGAACAGTCGGCACCGAAACGTCCGCGGTGATTGTCGGGGTGACCCCGTTGTGACTCAGCCGCAACGCCAACCCTGACCATTGGAGAATTGGAGCGACCGCCTCAGCAATCGGGTCAAAGCGCACTAGCGGCCCCATCTGAGCGCCAACACCACGCGACAGGTTGGGTGCGACCGTCACGGGGCGTTGCAGCCGAGAAACTACGTTGCGGGAAATGATTCTTTTGATTGCAAACTCTGCGTCGCTGACAAAAAAGGCGTCGTTGTTTGGTGAAGAGTTTGTCCATCTGTAATAGCCGGGGTTTGTCACAACTACCTGCAAATTGAAATTGACCTCCGTGCGTGTGAGGGGAGATTCAGGTTCAACGAACGCCAACGTGTTCACCAAAATTCGGTAGTCATCCTCCACCTGAAACCGCACAACACCATCAGCGTTGAAATCACCCGACGGATGCAACACCGGCCCCGAAATCAAATGGTCACCCTTATAGGTGACGCGAACACGTGCACCCGACTCGTACAAAAACCCCAACATGGGATCGGTAGCCGACACCTCAAACTCACCCGTACCCACCGCGTTGAACCGCACCGTGTACGACTGCGACAACGGATTGCCGAGAATGCCGCGCACGCTGAAATCTTTACCAAAAACGGTGATACGAAACGGTGACTCCATCAGAACGCCCTCCGAAAACCTGGATCGAACTGAACAGACACCGACCCGGCACCCTGAATCTCAACCGTCAAGGGCACCGACCCGCCAGGAGGGATACGAGCGAACTGAATTGACGTGAACGCCGAAAAAGGCAACACTGTAGACACTCCGCCCACAATTTTGCGAGCCACCTGCACAGTCGGATCAGTGTTCACCTGCACCGACTCACCCTCAAGCAGCGCAATCGTTCCCGCAATAACCGTTGACCCAACACCAATCGTGAACGACGACGCAGGCCCGGTCACAGTCCACAACGGCCACGCATCCACCTCACCCGGATTGCTGACAGTTGCCGTGGCAGACGTGGAGCTGCTCATCAAGTTCAGAACATGCGTACCCGTCGCGTTGAAAAACGGTTGCTCATCCTCCGCCGTCTGAAACGTTTGCAACACTTGAGGGCCACGCCAAAACGGATCATCAGCCACCAAATTGACGCCACGAACCTCAACACCAGTCCGCGACGGGTCAGCACCATAAACGGGGCCATCCTCCGACACAAACCGGGCAGTCAAAGACCGCACCGAACCATCCGGCGCAGTCACCCGCCACACACCATTCCGACCAAACGGCAACGCCGCCCAAAACTCCGACTGCAAAGCCTGCCAAGAAGCAGCCGTCGCATCAATGACAACCGGCCAAAACACTTCCCGCGCCCTCGCACGAAAACCCGTCAACCGTTGCCCATCAACCGCCGACGACTCCGACGTGAACTCCACCATTTGCGGTGTGCCCAAACCCTCAACACCAGCATCGTTCAACCACACACCCGACGTCGTATCCGTCAACGAATACACGACACCATCAGGGCTAGTCCAAGACTGCTGAATCATGCGACAGCCACCCCTCTAATACCCGAAGAAGCCAACGCGCGCCGCTGCCGTTTCGTGATCTCGTCAACCAAGGCCCGTTCGTCTGTTACTTGGATGGTGCCGAAGTTGTTAAACCCGCCAGAACTCCCTGCACCCGCAACGCCAGCCAGGGCTGTTGCGGATGCGTCAAACGATGTAGACACGGAGGGAATGTTGACCATTGAGGTGAGCGACCCGGCAACAGCACCGCGCATCGAGTTCACGCCAACAATCAGACCCTCACCAATGTCCGACCCGAACCCGGCAAACAGTTTTGACGGACTCTTGATGCCCAGGAACTTGAGGAACCCCTTCACCGCACCGCTCGCAATATCCAGCAGAGCTTTACCAACGGAACCGCCGGCACGAACAAGCCCGATGACTAGACCGCCGATCAGGTCGCCACCGGCTTTAATCAGGTCTGGAATAAGCCCCAAAATTGTTCTCACCAGTACGGGCAGTAGTCCGAGGATTGCGGGAATGAGTTTAGGGATGATCTGTGGAATTGCGTTCACGAGAGATGTGAACAGGTTAATGGCCGCGCCCAGTAGCTGGGGAATCAAACCCAACACGGCACGAATCAGCATCGGAAGCAACGTGATGATTGCCGTGATCAGAACCGGCAAAATGACGGGTATTGCGTTCACCAGGGCAGTGAACAGTGTTACTGCCGCGCCCAAAATTTGCGGAATCATCCCCACTACGGCACCAATCAGCACAGGGAGCAACGTGACGATTGCGCTGATCAGTGGCGGCAAAATGACAGGGATTGCGTTGACCAGTCCGGTGAACAGAGTGACAGCACCAGCGAGCAGGTCCGGGGCCGCACCAACCATGAGCAAGATGCCCTGCGAAACAAAAGTCATCAACGCCGTCAACACCAGCGGGATCACCTGCACTACGGCATCAATAATCCCAGGTAACGCTTCCAACATGGCACCCATGAACCCGGCACGTGTGTCACTTAGCGACGCGAAGATTGATTCGATGCCGCCACCGGTTATGAACGATCCGACCTTGGTGAACTGGTCGGCAATGAGTTGCCCAAAGTTGAGGTCGGAAAGTTCACCGCCTGCGAGCATTGCGGCAAGCCCGGCAAACGCGGGCAAAACGGACGTGTTGAGAAACGTCACAATGTTGGTGACGATCGGGAGAAACACGGCACCGAACGTCGTTGACAGGTTCGTAAGGTTCGCGGCAAGGATGCGCTGCTGGTTGGCAAGCCCGCCCGACGTTTTCGCAAAGTCGCCCTGCTGAGTACCCGTCTGCGCCAAAATTTCAGCCTGCGCGGCCAACACTTTCTGCTGCTGCGTCAGAGCACCCGTGCCCGAGAAAATGCCCATCTCGGTTGCACGCGCTTTCAGCGTCGCATCGTCAAGCAGGACGCCGAACTGACGCAGGGGTTCAGACTCACCACGAAGCCCAGCACCCAAAGCGGCAATAGCAGCCTCAGGCGTTGTGTTGTTGAACGATGCCAAGTCACCCGCAAGGGTAATGAAGTCTGTAGAGAACCCGGCAAGGTCTTCACCGCCCAGCCCTGCCGCCTTACCGAACACGCCAAACACGCGCGCCGCATCAAGAGTCTGATTCGTTGACTGGCCCAAGTTCCCCGCCGACGCCGCCGCAAACTTTTGAATCGTTGCGTCAGCAGAACCAAACACAGCAGTAATCGCCGTGCCAGCCTCAGCCAAATCGGATGCGTTCCCAATTGAGTCTCGAATGATCTTGCCAATACCCAACGTGGCAAACGCGGCGGCCAGCGGTGCGGCCAGTTTCCCGACCGCACCCAAAACTCCACCGTTTATCCCTTTGCCCGCATTCCGGCCAGCCTCCGGCCCAGCCGCGTCAAACTCTTTCGCCAACGTTCGACGCAAGTTTGATGCGTCAGGAACGATCTCAACAAACGCTTGATACAGTGCCGACACTGGTGCCTCCCGAAGGTTTGAGGGCCACCGGGAGAGTGGGCAAGGTTACGTCTTCTCAACGCGAGGGCGAGCCAACAGCTCCCGCAATTCGTTCACCGTATGACCGGCCTTCTTCACCCCACCAATACGATTACGCGCCCTATCGAACGGGCGTGCATACGGTTGAGGTTTGTTCTTCGCCGCCACTTTGTGCTGCAAGTCGAACAGGTCAACGAGCGCCAACCATTCACGGGTGACCGGATATTCCCACCCGGCAAGTGCCGCCTGCAATCGTGATGCGGGATCGCGTCTCAGGCCGTCAACAAGGTCGATCAGTTCGAGCAAGGGCAGGGCAGGCGATCCTGCCCAGTGGAGGGATACGCCGTAGAAACTGCGGAGGTCTTCGGTTAGCTCGCGTCGGTGGGAGCGGATGGCTCCGGCGAGCTGGATAAGTCCCCCGGTTCAACCCCCGCCCACTTGCGAAACAAATTCCCGAGCGCGCCAACACCAAGTGACTTGATCGCATCAATGGTGCGCTTATCGGCGCGACTGAAAAGGATTGCGCGTGCAGCCTTCAACTGTTCACCGACATCACCGGACATGGCGTCGGCAACCGTGTCAATGTCGCCAAACGAGAGGCCGGGGAGTGTGTACGGTTTGCCGTCAATTTCGAACGAGTACGGAGCAGCGGAGGAAAACGAGTCAACCATGGGGAGAACCTTTCAATAGGAGAGTGGGAGAAAAAAGGGGTGTAACACCGGCCCGAGGGGTTCTCCCGCCACCTCGGACCGGTGACCTACTTAGACGGCTCGCGTGTACGCGAACGCGGCCGAAGAACCCTCAGCGTTTTGCACGATGACCGGTGCGGAACCGGCAGAACCTGCGGGCAGTGTTGCGTAAATGGTGAACGAGTCATCCACCGTGAACGCCGTAGCGTTAACGCCACCGAATCGGACGCCAACGGTGGCAACCGCGCCGGTGAAGCTGGAGCCCGAAATGCGGACCATGGCACCAGCACCGGCACCGGAAGGGCTGACGGCGGTGATAGTGGGCACGGTGGCTGTACCGAGCGTTGCGTACCACTTGCGGGCCGCTCCACCAATCACGGCGTTGTCGTATGCGGTGATCGTAATTTCGTAGCCAATGGGCACACCCGCTGCGAACACTTGATCCCCTACAGCGGTCACTTGACCGGTGGGAATGTACGTGCGGATAACCTGCGTTCCGTCATAAACGTCGATAATGTACGACCGGCGTGGACGCTCCAACAGTGGGTTGACGACAATGGAACCGTCAACACCAACCGCGGCCCCGTAATACTCGGCCAGAACAGCCGCGTTGGTCTGCAACAGGGTAAGCTGGAAAGTTGTTTCGCCCTCGGTGACCGTGGTGCGGACCACTGCGGAACGCTGCCACGACTTGATCTTTTCCATCGTCTGCGCGTTGGCTTCCGTCACCCCGTCATCGGAAACGAATCCGAGGTTGACGAACCCTGCGGGTGCGCCGGGGCCAGTGTTGGTCGGTGCGCTCGCACTGGTCGGACCTGACAGCACGACGCCATCGACGGCGACCTGCACTTCGTTAGCGTTTAGCGTCATGTGCTGCTCCTTAGTTGTGTGAGGTGTTTACGCCTCAGAACCTGCCCGGATGGTCAGGGGGTTTTAGGGGTTAGAAGTTGGTTCCGCGTGCGGTGATACGGCAGGCGAAGAAGTAGTTGGTCAAGTTTTTGCCGCCCACATTGTGCGGTGTTTCGGTCGGCACGTCGAAGGGGCCACTGAACGAGTCGGTGACGGTGATCGGTTGCCCGTCGGCACAGTTGCGCAAAATTGCCATACACAACAGGGCCAAGTTTTCGGCGTCAACGGGTGTGTCAGCCCACACGTTGAACCCGTAACGGCGACGCGTTTGCGATCCGTCATCCGGGCCTGAATCGTCACGAACGGTCACCATGCGTGCCGTCTTAGTGACGGGCAGTTTGGGTTGCACGGTCACACCGATTGCATGTGGCACAGCAGACGCTGTGAGGCCCGCACGGAGCACAGCGCACAGCGCGCCAGTAGTAGAGGGGAAAATGATTCCGCGCATGTTAGCCGCCCGCCTGAGCGAGCGCCCGCGCGAGCGTGCCGCGCTTCGCTTCAACGGCCATGCCGATGCTTGGGGCCGCACCAACCTGCACCGTCACACGCGACGTGCCCTCACGCGCATTCATGCGCAAAGACGCAACATATGCGGCGTTCGAATCCGATTGCGCACCCGCCAAAACGCGAGAACCAATCGCCAACAGTCGTGACTCAATTTCCGGTGACTTCAACATTTCGGAAATGCTGCGAATCTGACGAAACTTAGCCATCAAGACACCCGCTTCACATTCACCACAACACCCGAATGCCAGTCGGCAACATCCCCGTCAACGGCCCAGGTTTCACCATGAAAAATAAGGCGGTCGGTGGCGCGAATATCTTCCGGGGTGCGGCGCAACAGCGACCGCCCCGTGATGACCTGTTGCCCGAAAGGTTCCGCCGACTCATTGGACGAACGTGGCGCAACCTTCCACCCGGCAGACACAATGGCAACGTCCGCCCCAACCAGCGGGTTCCCCTGCGAATCAAACCCAACAGGTGGCGTGCCAGCGCGCACAATCGTTATTGACTCCAACCGGTTCACGGAGTAACCAACGGCACAACATAAAGCGGTGAATAGGGTGAGCTGGTCGGAATCAGGTTGATGCTGAAAGCCTTTTGCCCGGTACTGCCCGAACCTGACAGCATTGCCAACTCAGAATCAAGAATGACCAGTTCGCCCGGCTCGTCACCGCCATACGTGCGCGACTGCGTAAACGGGCCATCACCCGTACTGGCCGTGCGGATGCCCTCAGGGTTGCGGAACTTGCGGATAACCATCGACGTTGTAACGTCCACGATTGTTTCCAGCAAACCCACCTCTGGAATGAGCAGCCGCGCGGTCACAGAAGGCACGCGGAACCGAATCAGCCTCTCAGCCTTACCGATCCACGTTTCGATCAAATTGAGATCGGTGGGGGCGTCATAACCAATCCACGCATCCTGCACGTCAGCAGCCGTAGTCCACGTCATGACGCCCCACCTTTCCTATTGTTCTGTTTTCTTAGGACGACCCGCGGCACGCTTCGGGGCAGGGTCCGCAGACTCCCACCCGCCAGCGAACCGGTGGTCCTTCTCGTCAGCCACCGAAACGGTGACCTTGGATTCCAGGTGTGTAAACCTGCTCATACGTTCACCCCTAAGCCGGTGAGGGCTTAGGAGTTGGCAACCGCGTCACGCACAACGGCGAACGCGTCGAGGTCCATGACGCTCCACCCGTAAACAACCTCGGCGCGCAATGCGATCTGGTTGTTGCGCTTGAGGTCACCGGTTCCATCCGGGTCACCGAACTCGATCAGCTCGATGGGGATGTTGCGCTGAACACCCCAACGGAACGCGTCCCACTGTCCGACGATTGCTTTAACGTTCGTGTCAGTGGCTTCCGGCAGGCCCGAAACGGTGCTCGATGAGAACGCGGCAAGACCCTCAAACGAGGTCAGCTCCTGACCGAAACCAAGCTCCGGGAACTTTTTGCGCCCATCCGAGTAGCGTGACGTGGCGGTGCTGAACGCGTAACGCGGCTCAAAAGCAACACCGTTGGGAATGTACCCGTCGGCGATGATCAACGCGGCGGCCTGCTCAATGAGCAGGTCAGGCGATCCGAGAGTTGCCGTGGTGATTTCCACACTGTTCGTGGTGGTCGCAATGCGATCTCCAACAAGCAGAGCAGCAGCGGCAGTACCCGTGCGCGGGTTGATGCCGTGGAATCCACCAAGGTCGAGTGCACGGCTCAATGCCACGCCGGCCTCATCAGCAAGCATGGTGAGGATACCAAGCTGGTAGTCCTCGTCAGCGAACCGAACTTCTTCGTTGAACCGCATGGTGACCTGGAACTTTTTGGGAGTTGCAACACGCGAACCGAACGTTGCCCCGGTCAGACCCTTCTGTCCGCCTTCGCCGACAAGCTCGGCACGGGGGCGACCGGTGAGGGTCATGTGGGTAACGTCACCGAACTGCTGCGGCTGCGACCCGGCAAGGGTTGCAATCGCTGAACCGGTGGTCGCTTTGCTGAACATGCCTTCAGCAATGTTGCGGGGCAGAACAAGCCCGGCAGTTGTAATGAGTGCCATGATTTTCTTCCTTTACGGTTAGTCGCCGCGCCCAAAAAGGCTTTTGACGAACTCTGTTGAGTCGCTGACCTGTTTGGTGGGCGAGATTCCTTCGCGGGGTGCGGTTAGCCGAGTGGCAACCTGTTCACCCCTAAACGCAATGAGCGCATCCGCTGACTTCTCAAGCTCTTCCTGCGTACTGCCCGAAAGCAGTTCAACGGGAATGCCTTTGGCGGCGGAAACCTCAGCGCGAATGGTGCGCGACTCCAACTCAAGAACACGCTTTTCAGCGGCCTCAGCACGTTCGGTCACCCTCTGCGATTCGGTTTTGTTCGCTTCTTCAATCTCGGTCAGACGCTTTGCTGCGTCTTCGTTTGCCTTCGCAGATGCCAGGCTGTCTTTTGCCCTGGACTCCCACTTGCGGGCTTCGGCTTTCCAGTCCGTTTCCTTTTCGGCTTCGGGCTGTACTGCGTTTGCCTCTGACGGCTGATCGGTTGCGATTACGTCACTCATGTTTTCTCCCATGCGGGTTTCCCTTAGCCATGCGGCGTCGGTGGATTTATCGGAATGCCCCATGCGGGGCGATGAACCCACCGAGAACGGCGGGAAATCTTTTAGTCGGTGGGAATGTCCCGGCCAACACCACTGCCGAGCTGAAACAACCGTTCAAACTCTTTCGGGTCATAACCATCAGGCAAGTCACCCCGGCTACGAACCGGGGTCGGCACGCAATCACAATCCCCGTGATACGTGTTCCCCTCAGCACCAGCAGACGCCGCCGAACCAAAGACGGCACCACGAGAGGCGAGCATCACGCAAAACTTGCATGTGCTAGCGCCAGTTGGAACGCGGGCATAACCGGTGCGCACTGGATCGCGGAAGGTTGAGTTGGCGATCGTGTCCCGCCCAGCCTGCAAGACAAGCCGTTGCGCAACATTGCTCAAGTTCGCCAACACTTGCCCTGCGTCCGGTTCTGTTTGAAACAGCGGGCCAAGCGCCCAACGCGCGCCAGCGGAAGCAATTTCAGGATCAGTTGGCGCGGCAATGATCGCGCGAAACGCACTGGCAGACGCTGGCACATCCCGCAGTGAGTCGTAAAAGTCTGCACCGAGAATCGCCGCCGTATCGGAATACACGCTCATCAGCTCGGGGAAGAAATCAAGCAACGCCGCTTTGACCAGCAGCGGGTTGCCGTCAACGTTCAACGCCGCCCAAAACAGGTTTAAGTCCGTTCGAGCCAACTGCACCAGTTGCTGATTTGCCGTCCTAAACTGCGTTACTTGGAGTGACGTTGCCACCCGTGACTCCCGACGCCGCACGAAGGCCCGCAGCGGCCTCCACAAGCGCTGTCAGCCGGTTAGGTGCCGCATTACGGCGACGCTCCGCCTGAAAGCGCACGATCTGCTCACGCGTCAACCCGGCATACTCCATACCAACCTCAGACGTACCAAAACCTTCAATACTTGCCGACAGTTTGGTGAACGCATCAGCACGCGCCGACGGGGACACAATCGACGGATCCGTGAACTGTGCCGACAGTGACCGCATTTCCTGCGGCACCACGTCAAACCCGTCACGGAGCATCACGGCAAACTGCATTGCCTGCACAGCACCATGACCCCACAAAGTATTTGCATCCCGCGTGGTCGTGATCAACGTTTCCTTCGCCGCAAAAATGGCGTCCGCTGATGACGGGTTAGACGAATCCGCCATTTTGACCTCAAGGTCTTGCTCATCGGCAAACAGTTGCGACCACATGCGCAACTGATCCGTGTGAGGTTGCGGGGATGCACCAGTGAAACGGTGCAAGTCCGGCTTGTCCTCACCATCCTCAATATCAATGGCTTTGATGCGCCCCATAATGGCGGTCCACTTGTCATCCCCAATGAACGAGGACACGTCGGCACCAAACAGGTAATACTCGGGGGCGGAATAAAACTCAGCCGAAACTTCTGACCGAACGATCGTTCGAAGGGCTGCGTCCGCGTAATACATGGCCGCAGGGGTAATCCGCGAATGACCTAGTGGGCGTCGCAACTCATATTTGTGCACGAGCGGGGCAACACTGACAACACCCAACGGGTTCACGCGGGCATCAACCGTCCACACGCGGCCCGTCTTCACCATGACGTAAACCAGTTCAGGCGTGTACATGACCATTTCGATAGGGTCACCCGAATCGTGCACGTCAATGATTGACAGGAAGCCACGCAAAGCACGTTTGCGGCGATCCCAAATGGCGGCAGAGTCCTCAGCGGCTCGCGCCAAAACAAGCACGTCAGGCTCACCCGACTGCACATCCCCCTGCGTCACCGTCAAAAATGAGCAACCGTGCACAGCCGACGAAATCTCGGCAGCGGGAAACTCGACCTGAAAACGGTTGTCGTGCATGATCGACGTCAGCTCGAACGGATCTTCCGAACCGGTAGCGGACACGAAACCCTCAAACCGTGAACGATCCGTGACCGCGTGCACACCCTTCGCAATCCACCCCAACGATGCGCGAATGGAACGCATCTGCGGCGGCAACGAAATCCCAAAATCCTTCAACGCCGCCT